TTCGGCTTTCGCTGAATACACTGTGTGATCTTGAGCAATGTCTCCACCCATGTGGTCGTTCATCACATCGCCCATAGTCCTCACAAACACCTCGTAGTCCATAGCCTTGGTCATCACCTCGGTCGTGTCATAGAAACTTGTGTAACCAGCCAGTAAGTCTTTACCCACCTTGCGATCAACCTTCTTACCAATGACTGTGATTGGCTTGGTTGGTTGCATACTTTCACAATTGACACGCATGCCTTGATAGATCGGGTATGCACCACGAGTCCCATTACCATGAAGTCTTCCTGTCCATATCATCCCACCCATGCGTGAGTTAGTACATAACTCACCATGCCCATAGGTAGACAAGATGCCTCGATCGCCCTGTCCGTAGCTTGTGCTAGTGAACTCGAACGTATTGTCAGGTCGCACAACGCCAAGAATGTTTGGCGACACCTCGTAGGTGTAGTACTCCCATGTCCCATCACCATGCTGATAACTGCGCAGTTTGGTTGAGCCTTGCTTGGCAAGATTGTCATGCTCTGCCTTCGTCAAAGTAATATGCTTCCAACGCTGACCATGAACGATGTCGAACACGCGTTGTCCATCTTCCTCTCGCACGAGAAAGTATTTGGTGTTATGTCTACGGCTAGCAATAGGGAATCTATTTACAGACCCACGATAGGGTGAGACGCTATTTGAGATGCTATTGAGCCTTACGTAATTCAGTCCTTGCATTGTTACTCTCCTTTATCTTTTGCTTCTGCTGTTTGTTTTCTAATCCACCACAACCAAGTGGTCTCGTCTTTATCTTCTAAGGCTTCTTCAAATGCCCACTGCACATTCCTTGCTAGGTCTTGCAGTTGGTCATGGCGTATCACTTCAAACGCCTCGTTAGGGCGACATTTTTCTGCCGCTTCCCATACTTTCTTCCAACCCTCATCCCAGTCGGTCATGTCAAACCATCCAAGGTAGCCATGCACTCCTTCTTCAAACCCAATTAAATAGAACCGCACCATGCCGTTCTTGTGTGGGATACCACCTTCTTCATTCATCCAATCACTATTCGCGCTCATGTTTCTCTCCTTGCAGTTTGTCTAATTCAACTAACACTTGTCGCCACATCTCGGTCTGTAATTCACCGACTGTGTTAATTCTCTCTAGCGCATACAGATGCGCAGAGTTCGGCAGGTTCTCTAAGAGACTTCTAGCTATCTCATCGACATAGCGGTATTTCAATTTCTCTTGTCCTTTCTTCTCTGCCACCATGTATGCGGTTGAAGTTACCGTCAACCATAGTTGATCAATCATCTCCGAACATAACCTTCTTACCCACAGGCGGTTCAAAGTCACGGCGCTGAGTAACCATCCACAGTGTTGGGTCAGTAATCTTCCAGTTGATGTCGTTCTCTACATACCCGTCAGTGAACACGAGAACACACTCGGCTTTGAGTTTGTTCTTAACTACGTAGTCACTGACACATGAGACCGTAGTTCCGCCACCGCCCAAGGGCTTGAGCATCTTGGCAATGTCGGAGTAGTTGTCTTTAAAGACTTGTTCGCCATGGACTTGGGTATCCCACCAAAGAACACGCACCGCTTCGGGCTGACAGACCTCGCAAATTGAAACCAGTTCGGTAGCGAACTCGGTTATCTCTGCACCGCCTATCGAGCCTGATGTGTCAATGGCTACGATGATCTCGCCAATGCTCTCATTGATCACGCTTGGCAAGTAAATGTCATTAGCCATCTGACGCTTGTTCATGCGACGCCATGTGAACTCATCGTTACCCTTGGTTGATGCGGATACAAACTCACGCAAGGCTTCACGCCAGTCGATCTTGGGTTCCAACAAGTCAGAGATAACTCTAGGAATCTTTGCACCCATACGACCTGCAAGCATCCCGCCTTCACGCAACGCTTTGTCGATACCATCCATTACATCCTTGGCTTCCTCGGGTGACAACTCACGACCAATGAAGTCATGCTCGTCTGACTGAGAGATGTCATAGGTCTTGCCGTTGACTGTGATCGTGTCCTCATCGCCAAAGACTTCGTTACCGTCATCGTCGTTAGATTGTTTCCCACCCGATGGTGGGGGATTACCTTGACCTTTATTGCCTTGACCACCACCGCCTTTGCAATGCTTCTTGAGATAGTTGTATACCTCACGCATCGACCAGTCGTGGAACATTGGGTCATACACAGAGCCTTCGGTTGGCAACGCTACGAGTCGCTCACTTGTGCCTGCGACAGTCCCATCAATACTGACGATGATGTCGTTCACAACAAAGTCAGCCGCGATGTTGGCTAGCTTATGATTCTCTCTAAACATGGCAGAGCCAAACACCACATGCTTCAAGGCTACGTGAAGATTCTCATGCAGGATGAGACCACGCACATTGGGTTCACCTGCGAGACTCTCCAAGAACTTACGACCATATCTCTTGTTGATACCGTCGGTGTATGCAGTTTGCACATTCTCCTCGACAGAGGATGTTCCCATCAACATCACGCCTGAGTAAAGCGCAGTGGATGGATGCTTCATAAGCGTGATGTGTCCACGCTTGATTCGGGTTTCTTGCTTGCTCATCATGGTCTCCAGTAAAACAAATCTAACAATAAAACAATCATTCCTAACAGGAACAACACTCTCTCGAACTTCTCGTATCTAGTGAACATCACTCGACCTCCTTGAACTCAATGAAGTCATCGGTCTCGGTCACCTTGATAGTGCCTTTGGCAATCTTGACCAACAAATCACAGGTCACCATGCGGTGATGCTTTAACTCACCACGCAGATAGCCATAGCCAAGTGAAGCACCGATCGCCCACGCCAATAGAAACAACTCAGCAATACTGAATGTCATAGAACCTCCTGAAGATTAAGAACCCACGTTGTCGTGGGATTAAGTTTTAGAACAACTCGTGGTTGTTCTTAGCCCACTCAGCGATCTTGGCATTGTTGCGAGCCAAGCGGATGGACTTCGTATTGCGCATCATCATTGTGAAGAACACGCCTTGCACCTCGGATGAGGGAATACGCTCAACAAACATCATGAACTTAGTCAACTGATCTTGTGTCTCCAATACATCTACTGCTTGAAACATGATCATCAACTGCGCACTGATGTCCTTGGGCATGGGGATGCTCTCGGGAGACTTGACGATGTCCTTCACATCGATCAATGATTTCTCCATTGATATAAAAGCAGCCATGTCGCCTGCGAATGACGCACCCACTGTGCCTGCCAACGCTACCTTCGTGCCGTTCTCACCGATCGCATCACGATTGCGCACGATCACGTCAGCCTTCGCCAACGAACGAGGGGACACAAACGATAAGGAACTCATAGATGGTTTGAAGATGTATGGGTTATCGTTCTGATCGCCAGTCGTGTACGATGCCAAGCAACGAGGGAACATTGCAACAGATGCACGAATGACACGAGAGATACCATTCTCTGATGCCCATTGCAACCACTCGTTCACATTGGGCTTCGCCATGCGCATGATGCAAACACGATTGCCTGCGTGGGCAAGCATGGAGTCACCCACACCATCGCCTGCATTGTTCGATGTTGCAAAAACTAGAGACCCACGTGGCAGTGGCTTGTCACCTGCCATACGCTCAAGAAACAACCTAGTGAAAACTACCTGCAATAGCTTAGGCGACTTCATGAACTCGTCAGCCAAGATAACCTTAGGCTTTGGGTCGTTCAGATTGAACAAGCTGGAGACGTAATACTCAAGGGTCTGAGTCGTGTGGTTGGGGATAGTCATGCCAATGTCTGACATATCTTTGACAGGGCAGTCGATGTAGATGTAGTCGTACTTGTCGCCTGCGATGCTCATACCATCGGCAGGGCTACGCCACTTGTCGCCATTGTCCTCTGCAATCATAGCCAACAGGGAAGTCTTGCCACAACCAGGTTCGGACTGTATGACAGGCGTGATCTCTGAAGCTATTAGGGGAATGATTCTGCGCAGTTCGTTGATAGAAACTGTCTCGATCGTTTGTACTTTTGACATGATGTATTACTTTCTTTACTGAATGGTTACTAGACGGATTAATTATTACTTACACACACTTGAACGAACTAAATTTACCGAGGATGTCGTCAATGTCCTCCTTCACTGCGTGACGCACCGCATCGGACTCACGAATGTCCTCTGCCGTTACACCACTCAATGCTCTCTCCAATGATGCCCGCGCTTCTTCGAGCTGGGGATCACCGCTTAGATTGAAACCCTTGAATGTATCGCACATCTCTTTGGCTTTCAATATGGTCGTGTCGTAGATCTTGCGCTTCTTGGTCTTGGTTTCGCCAGTGTTGTCGTCAATGCCAACATCGTCTACACCACAGCAATGGCTGATCGACTTCATAACTTCGATGAACCTTGATTGCTGTTCCACCATCACGTGAGATACTATTTCCTGTGCTTGTTGGCTATAAGTGGCAAACAAATCCTCTGCGATGTCTGACGCTATGCCACATCTGAAATCTGACATGGGAACTTCCGACACGAAAAGCTGGACACCGAACTTAGATACCAGTTGCTCTTTGGCGGGGTAGTCATTGCGGTCGAACATATCGCCTTGCTTGAACGCCATGTCCGAGACAATACTATCGTAGGCAAGGATGAAGTCCGAGAGCAGGGTATTGAACGCACGCTGATGCTCATGATATTCTTGCTTGAACTTGGGCATATCCACTGACGGCAACAAGTCCTGTGAGTTGTTCCATCTATAAGTCCTGCGCTTGACCCAGTTATAGATAGTCTGACGATAGTTGACGATCGCCTTGTGACGTGGGTGATCTGCCAAGAGGTTCTTGACGTAGCGCCCCGCGCTCTTGTCTGCATTCTTTGATGCAGTAACTTCATTGCTGATGATGCGGTCTTGCTTCGTCGCTGACCATACATTGACATCCACGCTCACGAGGACTGCTGATGAGGCAAGGCTGATGAGGTGATCGGGTTTATGTAATTCCATAACTCTCTCCTTTGGTTGAAAACAAATCCCACGCTTACGTGGGTCTCTAAACAGTGGGGTAGCTGATCTGCTCTCCCCACTAGCTATAAGTATAACACAACTTGACCTTTGAGTCAAGGGTTTTACTCAAGTTTTTTCTACGACCAGTCTGTGATGATCTGTCTGCTGATCTGTATCCATGACCACTCATAGTCTCCGTTGGCGCGCTCCTCTGTGTCAGTTGTATCCTCACCCACGCGCATGAAGATAACTCCAAGCCTGCAATGAAGTGTCCCTTCGCACACCTGCCTGACCCAATCCTCCGCTAGTCCGACCAACGCCATGTGACTGTCTACATCGGCATAACTCTCATACCACTTCACATCCTCGGCATTGAAGTTGATCTCTTGCCTGCCCTCGATTATTGCCACCTCCTTCAAGGCAAGGGCGTACTTGGGGTTGCTCTTAGCTTCCGCTAAGAATGTATAAAACGATTGCTCGTTGTTGGTGTCGTGGTCATCCACGAACCGAATCGTGTATGCCACATCTGATCTATAGCCCATCTGTATCTCCTTCTTCCTCCACATAGGGAGTGCCTCCTGCAACTATCTTTGCTAACAAGAGCATTAGGTCTTCATCTGTCAGGCGACCATGTGGCTCATCCATGTTCACCGACACCTCGTATGGCGCATCGGGCTCACAGTAGAACATTGACCCACTGATGACCGACACCTCCATCACCCCATCCTTTCGTGGGATGCTATATCTAGCATGGTAATGATGCTCATAGTCCATGCTACCGCGCACGATCTGATGTTGCCCATGCTCAGTGATGTACTCGCTGAACGGCAAGGCAGGCTTGTCCCTGTCTATGGGCATGAACACCGCCCTCATGTGGGCGAATCTGCGATCTTGATTTCTCATCGGTGTAGCCCTCCCTTGTTGTTGATACCTTTGAGATCTTCCATGTCGGTGATCATCATGTAGTTGCTCTTGTGCATAGGCACGATGGTGCGCACTGCGTCATGCGAGAGTTTCTCCCCACATGGCATACAGTGTTTGTAACCAAGCTTCCACCTGTCCGTGGCATACTCTTCATCGCAGTTACGGCAATGGGGTTTGTAGCTTTTCATAGCGCCATCCTTCCAATAAAATCTTCTTCCTGCAATGGAGGCAGGGTGATTGCCTCGTTGATCATGTGCCATACATCCTTGAGTGACTCCATGTCCTCTGAGCCTGTGCTTGGGTTGCAGTAGGCGTAAGGCTTGTTCTCCTTGTCGTAATAAACTTCTTGGAGACAGAACCAATCTTCACCACCGTTCTCTGTCTTTGTGTTTACGATGCGATAGTTCCAATGCATGATTAGTTCTCCTCGTATGAGTGGGTGACTACGCCCATGGTCTTGATGCGGTACTTGTTCTCGTATCCCTCATGAGTGTCGCCTTGGATGCAGATGTGCATCTCGTACTCGGCAGTGTCCCGATGGTCATACAACGCCAAGGGTTTGCCGTTGCACAGAAGCAGATACATACTGCGTACTGTTGGCTCTTGTTGTTGACGTGCAGGCTCGAAGTCGAGCGGTGCGTATTGAACTTTAACTTTTCCCATAATGATCTCCTTGGTGAATGAGCAGTTGCGCAACAGTTGCGCGCAACTCCCTAGTGGTTTGTGTGATTAAAGAATGTCGTAGCCAGTCAAGTACTGGAACGCCTCGACCTCGTTCATAGGCTCGGTGATGGTCAAGCCTTCATGCTCGTCATCGATATCACCGAACTCATCGAAGCCATACTCACGATCAAGGAACTCAAGGTTCTGTGTGTGGTATGTATCGATACGGCAGTCAACGGCTAAATAGTCATCCACGCCATCGTGGGTATTGACATTGCATTGACGGGACTTGGTAAGACGCAAAGTCTTGCGCACTGAACGAGGCATAGCCTGCATCCAGTCTGACGAGTTTGCTTTCTTCTCAGGTAATGCTGTAACAAATGAAACTATCATGATCTCTCCTTGGTTCCTGCAAAGGACACCGATTGGTTGAAACAAAACCCACGCATACGTGGGATGCTGATTAGGGTCGCTTACTACTTACCTCCCGACCCAGACTCCAGTATAACATAACTTGACATATGAGTCAAGCAGTTAATAAAAAAAGTAGTTTTGTACGGCAGTTGGAGGCAGGGAAACTGTGCGCTGAGTTTTGTTCTAATGTTCTAGCTTGTTCTACTTTTCGTACTATGCTTATAGAACGGATTTTGGGGGGTACGTGTTCTCTAAGTTGTTGTTTTTATTAATTATTTTATAAAAAAATATATAGTTGTTCTAATGTTCTACGGAAAATGGGTATATGCCTCCCTTTTTCGGATTTTTCGCTTTTTGAGTTGCATTGGCTGAGAAGCCTTTGCTTTCTGCACTTTTTGCCGAATCTACCCATCCCATCCAAAAAACGTAGAACATTAGAACAAAACCTCCGCAACCCGCATGGATCCTCACTTTTCTTGTTCTAACTATGCTTATAAAAATAGAACATGTTCTACTTTTTTGTAGAACGAAGCCTTCACACTGTCATTTCTGAGAACGGTAGGCGATGCAAAGCAATTCCACGTATGCGTGGGACGCTAATTAAGAGCCTTGTTCACGCCATGCGCGCCCTCTCGCGCGCGTCGAAAAATAACTGGTCTCAAAATAGCAGGCACAAAAAAAGCCCACATGGCAAAAACCATGTGGGCTTGGGTCACAACATCATTTGTTGTATGTCGTCCAAAATGCTTTTACAGCAAGTGCATACTTGGCGCTGTTCGCTGTTGTGTCGCGTTTTGCCTCTTTCACTTTCACCGATTTCGTTTGTGCATCGAATATTTTGGTCATCGATTCTGTGAAATCTAATGTGGTGCGTGATGTTGTCCTGCCGTTCCTTTTATCGAGTATGCGTTTGCAAGCTCGTTTTAGGTCACCTAATCGATTAGAACAGTAATCACCCACATCGTCACGGATCGTTTTTATGATCCCATGCAAAGCTGGGTTTGTGTTTTTCAGTTTACCGAATTCTTGGCTTGAATAGGCAAACGCATAAGCCACACCGATCTCGATCTTTTCAACCTTTGCATTTTTGATCTGCTCGGGTGTTGCGAGAATGTAATGGTCATTGACCACAGCATAGACCTTGGCAGGGTGACGTTCGTTGTGTCGCATACGATAACCGTCATACAACATTTCCTTTGCTTCGCTTGGGATGTCCTCGGGAAACCCTGCGATGTGCGCCAAGGCATATTCACCCTGTGCGTCTAAACTGTCACCTGTACCTGCCTGTTGATAACCGAGATCTTTCAATGATGAAATGGTAGACATAATGTCCTCCTAAAAAGTTAATGAAACATCACCTAGTTGTTTTCTAAGTGATGATGTATCTTGGCATAGTGTGGGTGCTTAAGTAAAGTTCCACAGGGGAATGGGACACTATTTAAGGGTTTTGTGAGCCACGCACGCACTCCCGCGCGCGACAGAAAATAACTGGTCTCAAATAGCACAGGCGTAAAAAAACCCCGCAGACCTTGCGATCTGCGGGGTTGGTCAGCTAAGACTTACTTAGCTTCTGAGTGTTTCCACTTCACCATAAAGGCGACTTTAGCTTCATTGAACCGCTTGTCGTCGGCTGACTTGTCTCCACGATTTTTCGCAGACACTAGGCGGTCAGGGGCGGTCTCTTTGAACCACGCTTCGACAAACTCAGCGAAGTCTTTATTGACTCCACGCTGTCTCTCTTTGCCCTCATTGAGAATCTTCGTGGCGGCTCTTTTCAAGTCGCCCAGTCGATTAGAGCAATAGGTAGAACACTTCTCTCTGATCTCTTTAACAAGAGCGTGGAGAGCGGGGTTGGTGTTTGCCAGTTTGCCAAACTCTTGCGCTGAGTAAGAGTAAGCATATGGGACACCAATTTCAACCTTCTCTACATTGTCAGCCTTGATATGCTCAGGCGTGGCACGAATGTAGTGATCGTTGATAACCGCATACATGACTGCGGGTTGAAGCGCATTGAACTTCATGCGATAGCCTTCATACAGTTGGTCTTTAGCTTCGACTGGGACTTCTTTGGGGAAGTCTTTGATCTGAGTAAGAGCAAAGCGGGCGACTGACTCTAAGGTCTGGTGCGCACCAGCTTGTTGGAAGGCTGAGTCTTTCAAAGAAGTGAAAGAAACTTGCGTAGCGGACTCTACGGCTTTAACGGCTGATTTTGCCATGTTCAAATCTCCATAAGAATGAACGATTAAGAAAACACTGGGGGCTGAATTGCTGACCCAGTGATATAACAATACTCTAGTGGAGGGTCTTAAGTAAAGTTTCATGGGGGAGTGGGTCTCTATCTAGCGACCTTGTGACTCGCACGCACTCATACGCGCGACGGAAAATAACTGGTATCACTCGCGCACTATTACTATATGTGGGACAAAGTGATGGCACAAAAAAAGGGAGCCGAAGCTCCCTTGGTCACCGCTTGAAGTAGTCGACAGGCAACTTACTGAACGGGATGTCATCAAACTTAGCGCAGAACATTGCACGCATCACTTGATTGTTAACCGCCATCTTAAACATCCGATGGTTCTGAAGGAGACTGAACTGCCGCTTCTCCTTCACCGCTTCCCATGTAGCGTGGCGGACCCAAGTCCGCCACACATTCGATTGACCGATGGTCACTCGTCGTCCTTACTTTCTATCCTAGGTAAGATCAATGTGATCAATACCGTACTGATTACCAAGCCTATTAACCCAAGCCACATACCTTGTGGTATCAACATGGATAACGATAGGGCGAATGTGATCGTACTGACCACCAAAGCTAAACCGTAATACATACCATCTCCTTAAGATGGGGGATGCTGTCACCATCCCCCTTGTTGCTTAGCGTTTGTACCGCACTGCAACTGTACGACCAAACAGGTTGGTCACCTTTGCAAACACATCCTTGTTAGGATATGCATACATCCACTGCTTAGCACCGCTAAGTGTCCAAGCCTTGTGAGTCTTTACCAACTCACCCCAACGTACATTTACTGTGTACATGTCAGTCTCCCTTCAGAGAATCTGCAACCACAACCGTGTTGCATTGGGTATAGATTAGCGTGGAAGGGGGGCATAAGTAAAGTTTGGGAGGGGACACCCCCCATCCCCCCACCCCCCAAGGCTGTCAATGGGTCCCCCCGCATACCCCATACCCCCTAACACGCACAAATAACTCCACATTTTTCCCAAACTCCTCACGAATTACACAGGGGCACGCATCCATAATTGTTGAAAAATCCCGTCCATCCTGTCCAATTACACACCCCGGGTACGCAGAAAAATATTTATAAGTAAAGCTAGTTGCACAATTGACTGTTGCGTGTAATTCGTGAAACCCAGTATCCATGCGGGTTCCCAGCCATTAGGTACGTCTCGCCGCCACACCCCATTGCCGATTTCGATCCCCATCTGAAGTACCCCCACCCCCTCTTCATTTCTCCGCTTTTTCTCCGCTTTTTCTCCGCTTTTTCTCCACAGAAACACCCCCCATCATGGGACCCAAACCTCCCCTTGCACAAAGATATATTTTTCTGTTACATTTAGAACAACTGCCGAAGGAGCCTTCGCTGACATGGATGAATTAGTACCGCACATCGAGGAAAACATTCCTCTGCCACAGAACGCCAAAGACGCGTTCCCTGAGTTGTCGCCTGCTGAAGAATTGCAGATGCGAGCCAACGTCATCAAATTAATGTCTGACCTTACGGGTCAGCAGATATCCCCTACCAAAGATAACGCCGCGCAAGCTACAGAGTTAGCTCGTCAGATGGCCGCTGACCCTAAACATAGACCTGAGTTTGCTAACTACCCTAACGAAACATTGGCGTTTCTTGCAGGTATGGTCGCGCAGATGAACGTATCTATTGTTGAAGAACTATCAGATTTCAAACTGTATGTAGTTAACAAACTTGTATTCGAGATAGAACACGCAAAAGACGCCAAAGCACGCCTTACTGCCATAAGAAATTTAGGTGAAGTAGATGGTGTAGACGCGTTTAAGAAACGTACAGAAGTTACGCATAAGATTTTATCTGCCGAAGAGGTAGAAAAAGAACTTTTGGAGACCTTACAGAGTCTTGAAGGTAAGGTCATCGACGTAGAAGCCCGCGAAGTAATAAAGAACGATGCAAAAACTGACGCCTGAAGCTATTTTTAAGCTGCGGCAAGCCTTGCCAGCCATGCCTGACAAGCAGAAAAGACGCACGCTTGACTTGTTGAAACAGTACGATGCGCAGATGACCCAGACTTTGGGTAAGGAGAGCTTCCTTGACTTCATCAACCACGTCTATCCCGGCTATAAAGTCGGACCTCACCATCTTAAACTTATTCAAATCTTTGAAGATATTGCTGCTGGCAAGAAAAAACGCGTCATTGTTAATATTGCTCCACGACATGGTAAGTCTGAACTCATATCTTATCTTGCACCAGCATGGTTCTTGGGTAAGTATCCTCAGAAAAAAATTATCATGGGGTCTCACACGGCAGATCTGGCTGTTAACTTTGGCCGTCGTGTGCGTAACCTCGTTGGATCGGAAGCTTATAAAGGTATATTTCCGCAAGTAGAGCTTCAGTCTGACTCTAAATCTGCCTCACGGTGGGGTACTAACTTCAATGGAGAATATTTTGCTATTGGTGTCGGAGGTGCTCTTGCTGGTCGTGGCGCTGATCTATTTATTATTGACGACCCTCATTCGGAACAAGAAGCTAAGACTGGGAGACCGGACGTTTTCCTTCCTGCTTGGGAGTGGTTTCAGTCTGGCCCTCTCCAGCGTCTTATGCCGGGTGGCGCTATCATTATCGTGATGACCAGATGGTCTAAATTGGACCTGACGGGCATGATTGTTCAGCAAACTGAACGAAATGAAGACGTAGATCCGTGGGAAGTGGTCGAATTTCCTGCAATTAAAGACGATGGACAGGCACTTTGGCCAGAATTTTGGGATGTTGAGGAGTTATTAGCCAAAAAAGCAGCCCTGGACATCCGTTATTGGAACGCGCAGTACATGCAGAAGCCTACTTCTGAGGAAGGAGCGCTAATTAAACGCGAATGGTGGCAAATTTGGGAAAAGGAAGACCCTCCCGAATGCGAGTTTATCATTATGTCGCTTGATGCTGCACAAGAAGCCACTAATAGGGCTGACTATAACGCTTTGACGACGTGGGGTGTGTTTTATAACGAGGAAACACAAAACTTTGCCATCATCTTGCTCAATGCCATCAAGAAAAGGATGGAGTACCCAGAGCTTAAGAAGCTGGTGCTAGAAGAATATAGAGAGTGGCAGCCAGATGCGTTCATGGTAGAGAAGAAATCCAACGGATCGGCGCTCTATCAGGAGTTTAGGCGCATGGGCGTGCCTGTAGGGGAGTTTACTCCGGGCAAAGGACAAGACAAAATAGCGCGTGTGAACGCAGTGTCTGACTTATTTGCATCCGGCATTGTGTTTGCGCCAGACCACCGGTGGGCTAAGGAAGTAATAGAAGAGTGCAACGACTTTCCAGCTGGCACCAACGACGACTTGGTGGACTCGACAACGCTTGCGCTGTTAAGATTCCGGCAGGGTGGGTTTTTACGACTTCCGACAGACGAGCCGGAAGATAATTTTTTAAAACAGTATCGCAAAAAGGCTGCGTACTACTAAGGATACATCATGGCGACAAATATGGACAAGGCTCTGTACGAGGCTCCTCAAGGACTGGATCAGTTGGGGGCAACAGAAGAACCAATCGAGATCGAGATTGAAGACCCTGAGTCAGTACGCATCGGTATGGGCGATGTAGAGATTGAGATTGAGCCAACAGAAGACGATGATGAGTTTAGCAAGAACTTGGCTGAAGACATCCCTGATGATGTTCTTGCCGCACTTGCCACTGAGTTGATTGGCGACTACGAGTCTGACGTGTCTGCTCGCAAAGATTGGGTACAGACTTATGTAGATGGTCTAGAGCTTCTAGGCTTGAAGATAGAAGAAAGAACAGAACCTTGGCCCGGTGCTTGTGGTGTGTACCACCCACTCTTGACTGAAGCAGTTGTGAAGTTCCAAGCTGAGACCATGATGGAGACATTCCCTGCGGCGGGACCTGTCAAGACTAAGATCATCGGCAAAGAAACCCCAGAGAAGAAAGACGCAGCGGAGCGAGTTCAAGAAGACATGAACTACCAGCTTACTGACGTGATGAAAGAGTACAGACCTGAGCATGAGCGCATGCTCTGGGGCTTGGGCCTTGCTGGTAACGCGTTCAAGAAAGTGTATTTCGATCCTGCCCTTGATCGTCAGGTGTCTATGTATGCGCCAGCGGAAGACGTGGTTGTGCCATACGGTGCTTCAAGTCTTGCTGATGCGGAACGTATCACGCATGTGATGCGTAAGAACAAAAATGATCTTAAGCGATTGCAGCATGAGGGTTTCTATCGTGATATTGACTTGGGTGAACCTACCCAGACGATGGACGAAGTAGAAAAACGTATTGCAGAAAAGATGGGCTTTCGTGCAACACAGGACGATCGTTATAAACTTTTGGAGATGCAGGTCGATCTTGACCTAAAAGGATATGAACACGAAGATGACGGCAAAAAAACGGGGATCGCGTTACCATACATCGTCACGATTGAAAAGGGCACAACGAACATCCTTGCGATCCGCCGCAACTGGGAACCAGACGACGAACTCTGCCAAAAGCGCACGCATTTCGTCCACTACGGTTACATTCCCGGGTTTGGTTTTTATAATTTTGGCCTTGTCCATCTTATTGGTTCTTTTGCTAAATCTGGTACTTCTATTCTTCGTCAGTTGGTGGACGCTGGAACTCTATCTAATCTACCCGGGGGATTTAAAACTCGAGGACTACGCACCAAAGGCGACGA